CCTCACTCCGCCCCCTCCAAAACCGACTGCGTTGACGGTCTCTCCTTTTTATCAACGCGTCCCTTCCCTACTAAGTTGGAAGTTTCTTGTGCGGCCACCATGTTCCAGTTCCGAAAGGTTCTGGTGGGTGACAGTAGTAAGACCGCCAAGAGACGTGCGTGGGAGGCTTATAAGGCCAAGCTCTCACCACATCCAGCTTCTCCCACCCCCGGTTTTGTCTACTCCGCGAGACAAACCGTCCGAAACCTTCTTCCACGAAATTGGGCTCGCACTTATTTTTCTGAGTGCTTGCTAGCGGTACCTTCCCTGAAGTCGTCTATTGATGCGACTCCGGGGAATCCCCTCTACTCGCGGGAAGATTTCCTGCGTTTTACCGTCCACGGGGAGGAGGTCCCAGCAATCTGGGACCTCTTTCAATTCCCCGACAACCCTCGTGAGTTCAAAGCTCTCACTGATGATGGCAAGTTGCGCCTCATCACAAAAGCGACCTCAGCGGCCTTAGTTCTCAGGCCGCTTCACGTGGCGCTGTATTCAGCGCTTGTTCGAACGGGGGCCGTCCTCCGGGGACCTGCCACATCCCTGGCTCTCGACGGAATGACCCCAAAGAAGGGGGAGGAGTTTTGCTCCGCCGATTACAAGGCGTCTACTGAGAATTTCATCAGTAGTAACTCCCTCCATCTCCTTTCCGTGTTACGCGACTCCCCGGGCGGCTCGATTGTGCCACCGGTTGTCTGGGAAGCCGCAATCCGGTTCATGGGTCCCGCCTTAACCCAACTCCTTTCTCCCGATGGAGAGGTCCTCGATCAATTCGTCGCCCGTACGGGTCAACGTATGGGCGACCTCCTCTCCTTTCCTCTCCTCTGCCTCACGAACCTCGTTGGCCTGGTCCGAGGACTGGGCTGGCGTCGAACGAGGGGCTTGGCCGATTCCGGATTGCTCAAGATAAACGGGGACGATCTTGCTTTCCGGTCTACCCCCAGCGAAATAGATCGCTGGCAGACTACCCTCCCCGAGTGCGGCCTTGTGCTGGAGTCCTCCAAGACTCTTCGGCACCCCCGTGTCGTCACTCTGAACTCCACCTTCTTCCTCGCGAGGCGTCGACGGCGACCATCTTTGATCTGGTTTGCCCGTGCGACCGCCTTCATAGTCCCCCGGCCTAATTCCTCCTCACCCGACTTCTTCTCCCGTCTCCGTG